AATACACAACAAGCAATGGCAAAACGCCCATCGAAACCTTGCAAGCACCGAGGATGCGGTGCGCTCGTCGCTGACGGCAAGTCGCATTGTGAGCAGCACGCTCATGAGGTGGTCAAGTGGAAGCCCGACGCAGTGCGCGGTAATCGGCATGCGCGGGGATACGGAAGCGCGTGGGAAAAGATCAGGTTGCGCATCTTGCGTCGTGACTGCGGTCTTTGTCAGCCCTGCCTGCAAGCTGGAAGAGTGACGACGGCGACTGCGGTTGACCACGTAGTTTCGAAAGCGCGAGGCGGAACTGACCGCGACGAGAACCTGCAAGCAATCTGTCGTGACTGTCATGCGACGAAGACGGCGCGTGAGCGGCTGCGGTGACGCGGGCGCGGTCGAGCCCTGTCGTCGACCGCCCGGCGGGCGCGGCGGGTGGGGAGGGGGGGTAAAAAAAGTCTGGAAGGCGTCGCCTCCGGGACCGCACGCCTCGTCAAATTTTTACGCCCGCGAAATTAAAAATTCAGGAGTTGGTCAGTGGGAGGTATCGCGTCAGTGCCGGGTCGGGGCAGAAAACCCAAGCCGACCGCACGGAAAGTCGCTGCGGGAAATCCCGGCAAACGTGCGCTGAATAAGGACGAGCCGGATTTCGGCTTGGTCACGAACATCGAGCCGCCAGAGTGGATTTGCGACGAGGCGCGTGACATGTGGGAGCGCGTTGTTCCGCTGCTTTGCGGGCAAAAAATCTTGCAAGTGACCGACCTGCACATTGTCGAAATCTTCTGTGCGGCCTACGGCAACTGGCGTACTGCTCAGGACGAGTTGACTCGCAACGGCCCTGTTGTTGACAGCTCGCAAGGCAGTCCGATGAAGAATCCGGCCGCGACCGTTGTGAAGGAAGCCGCGGCACAAATGGCGAGCTTCGGCGCAATGCTGGGGCTCGACCCGGCTAGCCGGCAGCGCCTGGTTGGCGCGGAAGCCGAAAACGCCTGACAACCCTTTCGCGAAGCTGCTCGGCAAATGATTGAAAGACATGGCGACGAATTTCCCGCGCGTAGAGCAGGGGCTCAAGTTCGCGCGAGAGGTCGTTCGTGGCAAGCGCGTCGCTTGCCGGTATGTGCAACTTGCTTGCAAGCGCCACCTTGACGACCTTGCGGCGAGCCGAAAGAAGGATTTCCGCTGGAAGTTCGATCCGGAAGCCGCGGAGCGAAAGCTCAAGCTCATTGAACTGCTACCACACACGAAAGGCGAGTGGGCGTTCAAGGGGCAATCGGTAACGCTGGAGCCTTGGCAGAAGTTCGGCCTGATGGCGACCTTCGGCTGGGTCAATAAGCGCACCGGCAAGCGCCGGTTCCGCGAGAGCTACTGGGAGGTGCCGAGAAAGAACGGCAAATCCGTGATCGCGGCCGGCGTTGGTATCGGGATGTTCGTGCTTGATGATGAATTCGGCGCCGAGGTTTATTCCGGCGCGACGTCTGAAAAGCAGGCGTGGGAAGTTTTTCGGCCGGCGCAGTTGATGGTCAAGCGCTCGCCGATGCTCATCGAATCGGCTGGAATCGAGGTCAATGCCTCGAACATGAATAAGGCGGCCGACGGAAGTCGATTCGAACCAATCATCGGCAACCCCGGCGATGGCGCATCGCCTTCCTGCGCGATCGTGGACGAGTACCACGAGCATGACAGTGCCGCACTGTACGAAACGATGCTGACTGGCATGGGCGCCCGTCGACAGCCGCTGATGTTCATCATCACGACGGCCGGCGCGAACATTGAAGGCCCGTGCTACGACAAGCGTCGGCAGGTGATTGAAATGCTCGAGGGGACGGTTCCCGACGACGAGCTTTTCGGGTGGATCTGGACGATCGACGAAGGCGATGATTGGACCGATCCGCGCGTGCTGGCGAAGGCCAATCCGAATATCGGAATTTCGGTCTATCAGGAATATCTGGAGAGCCAGCAGCAGCGCGCGATCAAATCAGCGCGCTTCACGAACACGTTCAAGACGAAGCATCTGAATGTCTGGACGTCGGCCAAGGCCGGGTTCTTCAATCTCGAAGACTGGAAAGCTTGCGAAGACCGCGCGCTGACTCTCGAACAGTTCGAGGGGCAAGACAGCGTGCTCGCGCTCGACATGGCGCGCAAGCTCGACTTGAACAGCATGGCCCGGCTTTTCTGGCGCGACATCGACGAGAGGCGGCACTACTTCTGCGTTGCACCGAGATTTTGGGTGCCCGAGGACACGGTGCGCAATACCGAGAACCGTCGTATGGCGGAGAGGTATCAGGCGTGGGTCAATCAGGGCTTTCTGCTCGAAACGGACGGCGCGGAGATCGACTACCGCGACATTCTCGAAGAGGCAAAGGACGCGAACCGGATATGCCCGGTGCAGTGCACGCCGCTGGACCCGCACGGCGCGACGAACCTCTCGCATCAACTCGCGGATGAAGGGCTGACGCCCGTCACGATCGTGCAGAACTACACGAACATGTCCGATCCGATGAAGGAGCTTGAGGCAGCAATTACCGCGGGTCGATTCCATCACGACGGTAATCCGGTCATGACGTGGTGTGTGAGCAACGTCATCGGCAAGAACCTGCCTGGCAATGACGACGTGGTGCGACCGATCAAGCAGGGCAACGACAACAAGATCGATGGCGCGGTGGCGCTGATTATGGCGATCGGTCGCGCGATGCTGGCCGATCGCATCGAAACCGGGTCGATCTACGATCAAGGAGTGGGTGTTTGAAATCAATTGCTATTGCGGCCTGGGTGGCCGGCCTGCTCGGGTTTGCGCTACTGGTCGCGGGTGTGGTGCTGGTCAGCCTGCCGATTGGGCTGATTGTAGCGGGTGTCCTGCTTCTGTTGTGGGCGCTCTTGGCGGATATGGCAGCGGCTCGTGCAGAGCGAGTCGTGCAGCCGAAGGAGTAGCCCAATGTTCTTCAGTAGGCAATTGCTGTCCAACGCGGGTCGTACGCAAATGGAGGGCGGTGGATGGGTGTCGGCGCTATTAGGCAGCGCGCGATCGGATTCCGGTCAGGTCGTTACTCCGGCAAGCGCACTGGCGCTGACGGTGCTCCAAAACTGCGTCACTCTCCTTTCGGAGAGCATCGCGCAGTTGCCGATCGAGCTGTATGAGCGCACTGGTAACGACCGGAAGCCGGCGACGGATCATCCCCTGTATTCGATCCTGAAGTACGAGCCCAACCCGTGGCAGACCCCGTTTGAGTACCAGGAGCAATCGCAGGTCGCTGCAGGTTTGCGCGGCAACAGCTACAGCTTCATCGATCGCGATCAGGACGGGGTCATTCGGGGCTTGTATCCGCTCGATAATGAGGCAGTGAGTGTCATGAAGGGCTCGGACCTCATGCCGGTCTATCGGGTCCACGGGGCCGAGCCGATGCCGAAGCGGCTGGTGCATCACGTTCGCTGGATGTCGATCAACGGCTACACGGGCCTGTCACCTGTCCTGCTGCATGCGAACGCGATCGGGCATGCGCAGGCGATCCAGCAGTACGCCGGCAAGTCGTTCATGAACGGCACCACACTGTCGGGCGTGATTGAGCGTCCCAAGGACAGTCCAGCGCTTAAGGACCAAGCAAGCGTGGATCGAATCACGGACTGCTGGAACGAGAAATTCGGTGGAACAGGCAACGCAAAGAAGGTCGCGTTGTTGCAGGAGGGCATGACGTTCCGGCCGTTGTCGATGACGAACGTCGACGCAGCGCTAATTGATGCGCTGCGTCTTTCGTCGCTCGATATCGCTCGGATCTACAAGATCCCGGCTCACATGGTGAACGAGCTGGAGCAGGCTACGTTTAGCAACATCGAGCATCAATCGCTTCAGTTCGTCATCTATACGTTGTTGCCATGGGTCAAGCGGCACGAACAGGCGAAGGCGCGCGATCTGCTGCTACCGTCCGAACGAAAGCAATACTTCATCGAATACAACCTTTCGGGGCTATTGCGAGGCGATCAGGCTTCGCGCTACGCGGCTTACGCGGTCGGGCGCCAGTGGGGCTGGCTGTCGATCAACGACATCCGGCGGCTCGAGAACATGCCGCCGGTCAAAGGCGGCGACATCTATTTGAGTCCGATGAACATGGTTGACGCATCGAAGCCGCAGCAGCTTCCTGTCGGAAAAACGGAGCCGACGAAAGCGGCGCTCGATGAAATTGGGAGGATCCTATCTTGAAGCCACACCTCAGACTTGCAAGTCTGATTTTCAACCAGCCGCAGCTCGTCACGGACCCGATGATGTCGCTCGCGGTGCAGTGGGCGAATCAGGCGCTCAACCTGAACATCGTCAACCTGACCGTGAACGGCGTGCAGCCGAAGATCATGGAGGATGACGAGTTCGGCGGTGGCGCGCAGATGGCTACTGCGTCGGAGCGCCGCCGTGTCTTGGTGGCCGATACCGGTATGGACATTATTCCGGTGTCGGGAATCCTGGTGTCGCGCTCGGCGCACATGAATCCATGCGAGCCGATGACCAGCTACGAGGGTTTGCGGACTGCCGTGAACCAGGCGGTTTCGGATCCGGCCGTCGAACATATCGTCCTCGACATCGATAGCAACGGCGGTAGCGCGACTGGTGCGTTCGAACTGGCTGACGACATTCGCGCCGCATCGCTGGTCAAGCCGATCACGGCCATCGTCAACTTCTCGGCCTTCTCGGGCGGTTATCTCATCGCTGCTGCGGCTTCGACGGTGATCGTCAGCCGCACGTCGGGCGTCGGGTCCATTGGTGTGATCGCCAATCATCTCGATGTCTCGAAGCGTGACGAACAGCAAGGGATCAAGGTGACGTCAGTGTTTGCCGGCGATCACAAGAACGATCTGACGCCGCACGAACCGATGAGCGACCAGTCGCTATCGTTCCTTACCAGTATGGTGCAGAACAGCTACAGGCAGTTTGTCGATGCGATCGCGAACTTCCGTGGCTTGAGCACGCAGGCCGTGAAGGACACGCAGGCGGGCATCTTCTTCGGCCAGCAAGGCGTCGATGTCGGATTGGCGGACAGCATCGAGACGCCGCAGGCAGCGATCAACCGGATTGCTGCTGAAGTGCGCGCGTCGCGAGCCGAGCGCCAAGGCGGGAGCTCCCGACGTAGTGTGTCGGCCCGTGCGGCGGCAATGAATATGCAATCCATGATGTAACAGTCGCAAACAATCGGAATTCCACGATCAACGTCAGAGCGCGTTCGCGTCTCAGTTGAGCACTGCCACCTTCGGGTGGCATTTTTTTAGGAGAAGGGTAAGTGAACATCAATGAACTCCGCCGCGAACGCGCTGCCATCAACCAGCGTGTTCAGGCGCTGGCCCAGATCGAGTTGGGCGGCACCGCGTTGTCGGCCGAGCAGCAGGCCGAATTCGACCAGCTCAGTTCGAAGTTCAACGAACTGACTGCGCAAATCGAGCGGGCGGAAGCCGCGGAGCGCATGGCCGCCGCCGCCGCAGTACCGGTCGATCCGACGCCGGCTGCAGTCACTGCGCCGGCTGCGGCGTCCGTGCCCGCGCAGCCGAAAGCCCCGGAAATCAAGGGCGCGAAGATGGCGCGAATGGTTCGCGCGCTCGCTGCAGCGCGTGGCGACGCGCAGCTCGCGTCGAAGATTGCAATCGAGCGCGGCTTCGGCGAGGACGTCGCCATGTCGCTAAACACCCTTTCGCCGGGCGCAGGCGGTGTCCTGGTGCCCGAGAACCTGTCGAGCGAGGTGATCGAACTGCTGCGCCCGAAGTCTGTTGTCCGGAAGCTCGGCGCGCGTACGCTGCCGCTTTCGAACGGAAACATCACCATCCCGCGCCTCAAGGGCGGCGCGATCGTCGGTTACATCGGCGCCGACACCGACATCCCGACGACTCAACAACAGTTCGACGATCTGAAGCTCACGGCGAAGAAGATGGCCGCACTGGTGCCGATCGCAAACGATCTGATCAAGTACGCCGGCGTGAATCCGAACGTCGATCAGATCGTGGTCGGCGACCTGACAGCTGCGATTGGCGCGCGCGAAGACAAGGCCTTCATTCGCGACGATGGTACGGCGAACACCCCGAAGGGCCTGCGCTTCTGGGCGCTCCCCGGCAACGTCCTCATCGCGAGTGATGCTTTGACGCTGCAAAAGATCGAAACGGATCTCGGCAAGGCCATTCTCGCGCTCGAAAACGCCGACGCCAACCTGACGCAACCCGGCTGGATCATGGCTCCCCGCACGTTCCGCTTCCTCGAAGGCCTGCGCGACGGAAACGGCAACAAGGTCTATCCGGAGCTCGCCAACGGCATGCTGAAGGGCTATCCGGTTGGCAAGACGACGCAGGTGCCGATCAATCTCGGTGAAACCGGCAAGGAGTCGGAGATCTATTTCACCGACTTCGGCGATGTCTTCATCGGCGAGGAAGAGACGCTGGAGATCGACTACAGCAAGGAGGCGACCTACAAGGACGGTGACGGCAACGTGATCAGTGCATTCCAGCGCGACCAGACGCTGATCCGTGTGATCGCCAAGAACGACTTTGGTCCGCGTCACGTCGAGTCGATTTCAGTACTGGCCGGCGTGACCTGGGGCGCGTAAGTAAATCTGTCACCGCGCGGGCCGACCGCTCGTTGGCGGTCCGCATTTCGGAGAAAAACATGAAAGTGGTCAAGTTCAAGCGGCATTATGCGCAGTACACGCCCGCCGACGTCGCGGGGTTCGAGGATGAGCACGCAGACCGGCTTGCGGAAGCGGGGATCGCCCAGCCACACGAATCCGATCTGAAGGATGCAAAGGCGCCGGCGAAGGCCGAAACGTCCAAGGCCGCCGCGGCGAAGGGGTAATCCACGATGGCTGCTGTTCTCGTCGAATATCTGGACGACGCGGAGCCACTTTCGTTCGACGATGTTGCGGCTCAGTGTCGTATTGATGATGACGACGAGCGAGAGTTTATCGAACACGTGGTGATTCCCGGCGTGCGTCAGGCAGCCGAAAGCAAGTCGGGTGCTGCTATTCGGAAGGCGCGCTATTTCGAGCGACTTGGATCTTTCCCAAAAGGGGAGATTTCACTGGCCGTCGGGCAAGTCTTCGCAATGGACACGGTTGTAGTTCATTCGAGGTCCGGTGAGCGTATGAAGCTGAGTGAAGCGGAATTTGAGCTAGTTCAGCTCGGGCGCGAGACTGTTCTTGCACCGTCGAGCGGTCATTGGCCGACAGTCGGCGCACCGACGCTGACTTATCGGGCCGGCATTGATCTTGAGCGCTTCCCTTCAGTTCGCTCGTGGATGCTTCTTGCAGCGGCGTGGGCATACGAAAACCGGGAGCTTTTCTCGTCAGGGCAATCCGTGGTGGCGATGCCAGGTGGATTTGCGGATGCCCTACTCATCCCAATCACCGTGCCGCCGAGGTTCTGATGCGCATCCCACGAATTGGAGACCTTGATCGGCGGGTGAAACTGCGTGAGCGCCGGGACTATCCCTACCGCGATGCCGAGCTCGAGTCCGAATTTCCGAAGCTAAAGCCGCGCTGGGCGAAGATCGAGCCGGTCGGCGCGGCCGTGTACAGCGGCAGCGTGCAGATCGACGAGAAAGTCACGCACCGAATCTACCTGCGACACCTCGATGGCATCACGACCGATTACGAGGTCGTGTATCGCGAGCAGGTATTTCGTGTGAAACGTGTTGGTGATCTGAACGGCGCACGGCGCTTTACCGTTCTCGAAGTGGAGGAACTTCAGCATGGCTGATGATGCAGATATTGCGCTGCACATCGAAGGCTTCGAAGGGTTTGATCGTTCGATCGACTTCAAGAAGAGCAAAGTGCGTGCGGCGATGAGGAAGGCTGGTCGACTTGTAACGGGTCAAGCCCAAATGAATCTGGCGCTTGCTCGTGGCGCGAAGGATTACCCGCGTGTCCGTTCGAGCGCTCTGCTCGACAGCATCAGTTTTAAGGTCAGTCGTTCAGGATTCTTGGTGCGTGTTGCTCCGAAGAAAACGGCAGCTATGCCCGCACCATACTTCGTCTATTTGCACTATGGCGTACGCCGCGGTGCGAAGCGTCGGAAAGATCGACGTGCACAGCCAGCCGGCCCATATCGCATCAAGCCTCGCGCGAACTACATGGTCGACGCGCTCGATGAAAAGTCGGGCGAAATCAAGACAATTCTCTCTGCCGCACTGGCGGCTGCGCTTGACATTCGGTAACGCAGGACATTCAACCGAGGCCCGCTCACGCGGGTCTTTTTCTTTGCCATGAAACTTTCACCGATGATCGCGCACGTGCGCGATTTCTGTCCGTTGTTCGAGCGCCGCGTATCTGGCGGCATCGATTGGGGCGCGCTGGAGGACAGCGCAAAGCTGGACATGCCCGCGGCATTCGTCGTGATGACCGGCGACGATCCTGAGCCGAACCAATTACTAAACGGGACGAGGCAGGAAATCGCCGACGAGTTCGACGTCGTCGTCGCGCTGAAGCAATGGAATGAGCGCGGGCAGGCGGTGGCCGATGAACTGCACGACGTACGGGCGGCGCTGCTGCGCGCGCTCGTTGGCTGGACGCCTGACAAACGATACGAACCGGTCGAGTACACGGGATGCGATCTCGTATCGACCGACCGGTTTCGCGTTCTCTATCGGTTCGGCTTTTCGGCGATGTGGACGCTCGGGAGCGACGACTATCCCGAGACCTGGCACGAGGACATGCTGGATAAATTGCCGGCTTTGCAGGGCGTCGACATTCACGTCGATGCCATCGACCCCATGGCTGATCCCAATCTGAAAAAGCCCGGCCCGGACGGCCGGATCGAATTGGAGCTCCGTGTTGAGCTGAAGGATGAACGATGACAAAAACGATGCGCGTGAAGCCCGCGGACGGGCGAATCGTTCGCGACCCGTTGCGCGGTGACGATCTCCCGGCCGACGGGCGCGATGTACCGCGAAATGTGTACTGGCGCCGCTGCGTGCAGTCGGGCGATGTGATTGAAATTGCGGAATCGGGCGATGCGGCTGCGAAGCCGGGGCCGGCCGCCGCCGACGTTACGGGGGCAGAGCCGGCCGGTGCTGCTCAAGGCAAGGCAACCAAGGGGAGTAAGGGATGATCAGTTTCAACAATATTCCCGCGGATCTCGCGGTTCCGCTGTTCTACGCCGAAATCGACAACTCGGCGGCAGCCACGGGCGGCAACACGCTGCGCCGTCTGATCATCGGTCAGGCGAACGATGATGCCGTTGTCGGTGCGCCGGCGCTCACGTTGCTGTCGCGCACGAGCGATGCGATTGCACTGGCCGGTGAAGGCTCGATGCTCGCAGCGATGAGCGACATCTGGCGCCGCGGCGACCCGGTTGGCGAAGTGTGGGGGATTGCGGTAAAGGTCGCGGAAGGTGTGGCAGCAAAGAGCACGATCGAGCTGGTCGGCAAGGCGACCGAAACTGGTCTGCTGTCGCTATACGTCGGGGGTCGACGCGTGCGTGTGACCGTCGCGAGCGGCGTTGTTGCGGCAGATGTTCTCGTGCAGCTGGTGGCTGCGGTGAATGGGACGGCGAATATGCCGGTGCGTGCGGCTATTGCAGGCGTCAAACTGGAGCTGACGTGCAAGTGGAAAGGCGATACGGGCAACGACATCGCGGTCGAATTCAATCGCGGCGGCTTGGCCGCAAACGAGCGTTTGCCGGCGGGCCTGACTGCGACGGTGACGCCGATGACTGGCGGTGCGGGCTCGCCTGAACTGGCTGACGTCCTTGCGGCCGTGGGCGACGAGGAATTCGAATTCGTCTGTCAGCCGTGGACGGACCCGACGTCACTGGATACGTTCGCCGAATGGATGAACGACGTATCTGGGCGCTGGGCGTGGTCTTCGATGTTGTACGGGCATGTCTACTCGGCGCGTCGCGGTACGCCGGGCCAACTGGTCGCCGCCGGCCGTGTACGCAACGATCAGCACATGACGATCAACGGTTTCGAGCCAGACTCGCCTCGTCCGTCGTGGGAGCGGGCCGCGGCGTTCGGCGCGCGGCAAGCTGTTTTCATTTCGGCTGACCCGGCGCGGCCGACCCAAACCGGCCTGCTTGTCGGAATCGACGCGGCTCGACCGGGGAAGCGGTTCATCCTGAACGAGCGCCAGTCGTTGCTGACGAGC